AGCGGTGATTGCAGACCCGCCGGGAGTAGCTGAAACCTTAATAGTGTTAGCATCTACGACTGTTTGGACATAGTAGAATGTACCACCAGTGCCTGCGGTACCTGCTGTGAAATTAGTAGGAAGAGAACCTGTAGTGTAAAACTTCACAGGTTCATTCAGTGTTAGGCCATGTGCAGTCCAAGTGATGTTGGCTGAAGCATTGGTAAACGTTACCGTGCTGGAGTGAATTAAATTGGAAAGAAGCGTCGCATAGGTAGTTCTAGAAACAGCCGAACCATCAGCACGTAGGTAATTGGAGTTAGGAGCACGGACGAATGGAAACCATTTGATTTCTCCAATCATCGTAGTATCCTCTACGACATTATTTCCTGATGTAGAAAGGCCTGATCCTAAGCCTATGGTACCTGTTAACCCACCAATGGAAGCAACAGACGATCCAGCTGCAACAGCAGAAACTGTAGTTCTTTTTAAAGCTCCTGAAGCAGCTTGATCGGATATTAAAATAATATCAGTACTTGCTGGGCTAGATTTTAAAGTAAGTGTGCTTATGTCCACAGCAGTAGGAGCAGCAGAAGAACCTGTAGCGTTAGCCACAATGGTATTAGCAGCTTGAGTTGCATGACTGGATAAAGCTATATTAGATAGTGTATTAGAACTTCCAGATATAGTTTTATTTGTTAACGTATCTGTACTTGCACGGCCTACAAGAGTATCACTAGCAGCAGGCCCAGTTACAGTAACACCATTAGGAATAGTTATTGTTGCTGAAGTTGCTGGAGTTGTAATAGTGACTTTGTTAATAGAAGTAGCAGTAGCTGCGCCTAACGTAGGAGTGACTAGTGTAGGAGATGTTGCAAAGACATTAGCGCCAGTTCCTGTTTCATCCGTAATAACACTAGCAAGGTTAGCAGAAGTAGGAGTGGCTAGAAAAGTTGCAACACCACTAGCTAAGCCTGAAATACCAGTAGATATCGGAACGTTTGTAATAGTGTTTGACGCACCACTAATAGTCTTATTCGTTAAGGTATCTGTGGTAGCTCTGCCAACTAACGTGTCAGTAGAGTTAGGAACAGTTACAGTAGCTGTACCAGCCGTAGCGCTAAGAGTGTTACCATTGATCTTAATTGTATTAGGACTAGCAGTATCTATGGTTTTATTCGTTAACGTAACCGTAGCTGCATTCTTAGTAGCATCGCTAGTGTTATCTACTTGATCTAGACCAATTGTAGCTCTTAGAGTAGGAGCATCGACGTCATCAAGAACTGTCTTTGTATAGTCAGTAACAGCCAGTAGATCAGCAGTGCCTGAACCGGTAAAATAAGGAACTTGATTGTTTGCAGAAGTAAGACTTGCAATAGAGTTGAGTTCAGGGTCAGTGATCGAAATAATGACTTCACCACTAGGACCTGTATCAGCTATTCCTAGATTGGTACCTGCCGTAAGAACACGTTCATTCTGAAGCTGAGGATCATTAGCAAGAGTAACAAATGATGCAGATATAACGGCACCATTAGTTAGACTATCTATACGGTCATTAAGCTGACTGAACGTAGCAGGTTCTTGGTCTGTCAAAGCATCAGGTAGATTAAGAATACGATTGCTATTCATATCGAAATCGGCATTCATCTGATTAGGACTTGTGCCATCGCGTGATAGCGTATTCTCAAGAGCATTCACTGTCGCAACGTTATTTTGCGTCAGTGTCGTAATAGTAGTAGATTCGTTCTGTAGATTCTGGAGATTGCTAAGAGTAAGTTTAGTCATTTAGGTCTTAACGCAAGTCATTACAACAAGAGATACCGGCCGTGTTTCGACAGAGCCTGTTGAAGCAGTGGTAAATGTTCCAGTACTTGTTACACTATGAGTGTGAGCCCCGTTAGCATTTAAACTAATACCAGTTCCCGCTGCATTTATGCTCAGTCCCGCATTACCCGTAACACCAAACGAACCGCCGCCACCGATACCGGAGCCTGCGGTATTTCCAAGGACAACTGTATTAGCAGTACCACTATGAGCATGACCCGGATCGTTTATACTATGCGAGTGAGAGCCTTGACTGTCTGTAGTACCAGACGTTGTAACACTACCAGTATGAGTATGAGGCGCAAGACTATCAGCTTGTACTTGACCTACAGCAGTCGAAGCAGTTCTAGATCGACGGTAGCGTCCAGCAGCAGAAACATTAGGAAGAGTAATAGTTCCTGTATTCATTGCCCACGGTGAGACTGCAAACGCAGCAGTACCTGACGACGTGGCGTTACTAGAAAGAGTTATTTGAGAAGCAGAATCGATACTTACTATGGTAGTTCCTGCGTTGATACCTGTACCGAAGACGAAGTAACCAACTCTAAACTGAGAAGTATCTGCAATAGAAGTCACGACAGGCGAAGAGTTAGTTCTCGATCCGCTAGTCGTAATAGTCATAACGGCATAAAGGCCTGAGAACGTACTCGTGGAGATCACGGAGCCGTCTAATTCAAGCCAACCATTAGGAACAACCGGAGCTACGAAGTCCGCGATCATTCCTGTGAAAGAAGATGTACCAATGTTTTCCCAGCTTCCGCTGCCAGCGCCATTAGCGACGTAGACGGTACCGAGAGGAGCGGCAGAAACACCTTTAGGCTCGTGGAGTTCAGAGCCAGTTAAAGAAGCATGAGCTACGTTAGTCATTTTAATCCTTAAGAAAAGAAAGGGGAGCCGAAGCTCCCCAATCTATTAGGGCCGGAAATACCGAATACGAACCTTGATATTGCCAGCGGTAAACGCAGCAGTATTGTAGTTCATGCAGATATAACCAGAAGTTCCAACGGCAGAGCCGCCGATCAGTGCACCAGCACCGGTCGAACCCTTCGTATAGACGGTTTTGTTACCGGCAGTAGAAAGGTTAGTCGAAGACTGTGCGAGCGCGGCAATGAAACCGTTGAAGTCGATTTCAGTAGCACGATCCACAGCGATCAAACCGATGTCCAGAGTCGCAGTCGAACCCGTCGCAGCAGTAGTCGTGTAAATTTCGACTTCCTGCACAACCATATTCTTCTCAAAGAAGATTTGGTCGTTGACGATGATCGGACCTGCCGAGAGCAGCGGAGCCTTGGTGAGGTCGAGGTTTAGCTCAATCTCACGGAGTTCGCCATAGGTACGGTAGTCACCACCAGTAAGAGGAACGGTTTGTTCCAAACCAGTCTTGACATAAAGACCTGAGCTGTCCAAATAAGCCATGTTAGTCTCCTTAGGTACGAGTGCCCTTGTCCGTCAGGACAACGCACAGGTTTTCAGGGCGATACACAGCCACGCCGTATTCGCAGATCGTCAAGAACTCGTCTTGCTGGAGGTCTTTGTTGAACTCCGAGAAGACCGTCGGCATCTGACGGAAGGCTGCGATGAACGGAGTCGTCATACCGGGCTCAGCACTGAAGAAGACGTTAGCAACGCCAGTCGTAACCGACTTGGAGTTAACCGTCTCAGCGATGTTCTGAGCAAGATAGTTCGACACGTAGACGTCGAAGCCAGCGATGTTGAACCGGAACTGGAAGCCAGACACTAGACCCGAGTTCACCATGTCACCCCATTTCGGGATCGGCGTCAGCAGGTTGATAGCGTTGGTCGACTGTTCAAGGTCGTAAGCGCAGGTGGGATCGACGACGGCAACGAGGTTGCGCATCGGGACGTTCGCAACGCGCAGAGCAAGCTCAGCGAGGAAGAAGTCCTTGATGGAGAGAGAGTTGCTAGTACCAGAGCCAACCCAGCGATGCTGAGCACCGTTGAGGATGTTCTGATTAGAAGCAGTCTGAGCAGCATTAGCACGGTTGAAGACGCGAGCTTCAAAACCCTTCATCAGGGCGCGGTGCTGTTCAGGAGCAAAAGCAGCCTGAATTTCAGCAGACCAGAAGCTGTCACGCTTGAACTTCGCCGAGATCGAGTTAGCCGAATACTTGTACTGATCGATCGTAAAGGTAAGATTACCAGTATCGAAGCGATTGTACTTGATCGCCTGACCTTCTGCAAAGTCAGCCGTTTCAGCAACGCCGAGCCGGGGCATGTTCAGGGTAGAACCGTCCGGAAAATCCGTGATAGTGCGCACAAACCGCATGGCGAACAAATCGTCCTCAAACGCGCGAGTAATCTGCTTAGAGTAGATATTACTGCGGATGAAGTCCGTATTGTTCGAGACTGTAAAGCCTGACATACGTGTTTTTCCTTATCGTTTATAGTCCCCATCTTCAAAGGCATCGCCTAAGATAGATTGGTCTTTAAACAGTTGTGCTTGTTGTTTAGGTTGCCAATAGCTTGCTGGGTCTGTCTTTCGTAGCTTTTCCCACTGAGACCATGTTTTAGCTCCAGTCGGATTAGAACCTACCGGAGTACGCATAGTCGAAGAAGGAGGAGCTTGGAAGAGTTCTTGGCTTCTCTGACCATCAATACCTAGAGTGCTCAAAAGAGCCTTAGGAGTTTGACGTG